TCGTGATTTTCCGTGAGAGGTGACAGCGGGTGCTTGGCGCACTTTATTCCTCTAGGAACAAAGACACCAAAATCGTGTAGCTCAGAATCAGCACGAGCATCGTCATAACAGTCATCGCAATCTCGGCAAACATTCCCGTGCTTACAGATGAAGTTCATCATAGCCAGACATCCCCTCGGTAATTTGTACTTGGGTCTATTGCTATCACCGGCGCACGATTCTTGAGCATAAGCTCAGTAAATGCCCATACAAGTGCATCTAATCGATTGGGGCTGAGCATATTCGAATTAGGAACCCAGGAACACAACTCATCCTCTAGGTCTCTAAACATGCCTGTGTGTTTAACTCTTCCTTGCTCATATAGGGCGCTAACAGGCTCTGCTCTTGCTTGCTTGTTTCTTGAAGCGTGAATCCCTAGATACGGTATACTGCGGTCAATCGTCCTGAGGGTGGCTTCAACCATATCGCCACCCTGATTTGTTTCAGCTATAATACGGTCAGCCTTCCACCGGTGATAAGCATCGACCGCTATCTGTGCCCACTGAGATGGGCTTACATGGCACGTTAGGTCTTCAAGCAGGTAACCCGTCCCATTTGAATCAATGCCTGCTACAACCATTCCTGTGTCGTCTGAGGTTTGTTTACTCGTGGTTGCTGGGTCGATAGCTACAACGATTCTTTGAAGCCCATTAGGCACCGAGGAGCACCTTGCCTCCTCTAGGCTTTTTCTGCTCCATAGCGCACCAGGCATTTCATCTAAAAGCTCAGCATGTAGCTCCTGCATCCCCAGCGTTGTTCCTTCATATTTTTGCAAAATATTCTCTAGCCACGCTTTTGCTACATTGGCTTTATTCTCGAAGGTCGACCCATGCGTGACGGCACAATGAGGATGCTTCAAAAGGTCCCTGATTAGTCTCGAAGGTTTAGGTGTTGTCGTGATTATCGCTCGTGGGTCATTACCTACTCGCAATCCAAATTGAAGCTGGTCCCAGGCGTCTGGGAATCGCCACGCGCATAATTCGTCAGCCCAGGCTGTGTCATTTTCTGGTCCGCGCAGCATATCAGGCTCATCAGCTGAGTAGGTTGTCGCAATTGCGCCATTAGCAAAGGTGATTCTGCGCTTGCTAGGTAAATACTCAGGCCGATTCTCAGGAGCAAAAACACTAAGAATACCACTGCGACCCTCAACCATTACGTCACGAACGTCGGCTGACGTCCTGCCCACAAGCGCAATTCTTTGCGCTCCCTCTTTCACTCTTTGCTTTACCCACTCGGCACCAGTCCTTGTCTTGCCCCACCCACGCCCAGCTTTCACTAGCCAGTACCTCCACTTGCCTTTTGGAGGCAGCTGGTTCTTTCGTGCCCAGAATGACCACTCATATAGAATCAGGCTTGCTTCCTGTTCCGTTAGGGTCTGGATTGCTTTCTTTCTCTCCAAGTCGCTGAGCGATGCCATCCAGTATGCCTTGGAGTCTATCTCTTGAGCTTGTGTCATTTACATCCACCTCTGCCTTCACTTCGAGTCTTTGCTTGTCGTTCCTTGCCCATCTCTCTGGGTGTCTTCTCTCTAGTATCCATGCTGATGCCTGCCATTGTTTTTCTGCTGCCTTCTGAATTACAGCTACATTTCTAACCTCAGCTTCAGCTTCAGCTTCTTCTAGTCCTCGAAGGAAGTAATAATATCTGCATTTATCATTTCCTTTTTCTCTTGATTCTTTTCCTCGGTTCACCCAGTTGCGCAGGGTTGTTCCGCTAATTCCCGCAAACTGGCAAGCAACCTCTTTATAGTTTCCTGCCCTGATAGCCTGGTAGATTCTTCTTTGGGTCTCTGGCGTTAGCTTACTTGCTGACACGGTTGCCTCCTTCTTTCTTTTTCAGGGTCATCCCATATTCGTTATTTCCAGCAGAAGCCTGATAGCCTGCTTTCTTAATGAGCTTGTTTTTCTTGAAGGGTGAGTAATCCACATAGTGATGAACCCTTCCAAACCTCCAAGCCATCCTGCTGACGTCAGGGTGCATTCTTACCTGCATTTCACTCTTAGGGTGCGTGCCTTCTTCAGCGTAGAATTCTGCCGTGTTTCCTCCACCGAGGACCTGTGTTGTCACTTTATACTGTAAGAAGGCGTTGAACAGAATCGTGCACCAGCCTTCTTTGAGCATCCGAAGTGAAAGGTCAGTATCCTCGTTATATCTGCCGCGCCACCTAAAGGGCGTATCGCTCCTAATAAGGTTACACGAGTAGATACGAGTATTGGCCTTGAACGGTGGCTGTATCGTTTTACGTGGTGCAAACATGTGATAGTTAGGTCCAGCCATAGCCACGTTCGTGTAGCGCAGACAGAAGTCCTCCATCGCCCTAAAGCATCCACCATTACCCACCGGCACCTTCAGGTTTTTGTTTAGCCGATAAAACCCATTGATGTTGTCATCCATAACCCAGTGCCAATCAAACCCTCGCTTGATACTGTGGTCCCAGACAAAGTTGCGTGCTGGGCCTGGCCCGGTAGATTTTGTAAGACCAAGGTCATCAAAGCAGTCATATTTCTCCTTATAGGATAGGTCCATCAGGACAATCTTTTTAGGGTCTATCACCGCAGCATAATCATCATAATCTTGCTCCTCAATAACTATCGAATAAGGCACACCCATGGCTTCCAGGCTTTTGGCGGTCAGTCTGCTGTCTGCCCTGCCCTTCGAGACAATATACAATGGAAACCTAGGGTTCACCGGGTGCCCTCCTTTGCGGGCGTTGAGGAAACAACCCTGATACGCCCAAACTAACAAGCCTTGTCTCGCCTTTTTTTTGGGTCATCTTAAACATATTTGGCCACGCTCTTTGTGTGTTCCTTGCCAGTTCCGTGTACTTGCTATAGTGACCAGACGCCTGATTTCCTCCCTCGGTTTTGCCAACAGGTTTCGGCGTAAACAACAACCTGTTGAATACTAAGGTACAAAAACCTGCAAACAGGACCTGCATGGTGAAATCAATGTCTTCAATAATCGCTGTATTAAACCGTGCTGGCGTCTTATTGTTTACCAGGAAGCAACTGCAACAAGGGATATTGAATGAAATCTGCTTTTTGGTTGACCACGCAAATACAGAATGCCGCAAGCCCACGAGTCCGATATTTTCAAATCCTTCGATTCTTTTTTCTGCTTCGGCAAGAACTGATGCTGCTGCCGTCTTCACGTTCCTTTTTCCAGTTCTTACCTCGAAGGAGCGGATATCATCATCAAGCTGCCAGTGAAATGGCTCCTTTTTTTGTCTTGAGTAGGTATTTATGAATTCACGAGCATAGCCTATTCCTTGCGATGACTTAGGCAAGACAATCACCCAGGAAGCGCCAAATCGCTCTTGATATTGGGGTGCGTCATCTTTTTCGACCACGAGCTTGAACGGAATGCCCTCGTTTGCGAGAATCACAGCGGTGGAGCATTTTTCAGCCCTGCCTTTGCTGGGAATGTAAATAGGCCACATTTACTTGTAGACCTTATTAGAAGCACGCTCTATTTCTATTTCAGGAAACCAAAGCATCCTGGTCTTATCGGTGATGTTTTGGTTGAGTGTTTTAGCCAGCCCATTAACAGCAGCCTGGTCTTTACAGTGAATGACGATAGACTTGAATGCTGTCTTATCCTTCATGTCAAACTCAGGCATCCCTGTCCATTCTTCCATTGGGTCTATTTCCCCAACAGCGGTTCCATCCAGCAATAAGTCTAAGTCAGTCTGCAAGTACCCTGTTCCCTCTAGGCCCATTGACTCGCTGAGCTCAGTGAGGAGCGCAGCAAGCCCAGCTTCATCATAACTCGCCATGTCGTTGGTCCTATTATCGGCAAGCATTATCCGGTGGGCGTGCTCCTCTTCTACGTCAATCCACGCCACTGGGATATGTGAAGCGCCAGCTTCCTTTGCAGCCTTCCATCGATGGTTCCCTGCTAGAATATAACCAGTAGACCTTTGAGCGATGACAGTCCCATAGAACCCGTTATGCTCAATCGATTCCCTGATTGCTTCCGTGTTACCGCTCCTAGGATTCCTGGGATGCATTTTTAGCTTCCCTATTTCGACCTTTTCAAATTCCTGATTCAATTCCATTTTTTATTACCCGCACTTGTTTCTTTACGCGTAAACCCTGAATGTACCTTATTGTACCTTATCCGGTTTAGTGATTTCATAGATTTGCATAGGCTGTGTACCCAAACACCTCTGCTGGAATTCTTACACGAATCTTTTTGTGGACACAAGGTTAAGAAAACTCAGAGGCTGTTTTTCGGCTCAGCTCTTTTGGTGTTTCACGTGGAACACTAAGGAAGTAAGAATTCAGACCTGCTTTTTAGAACTAGGTCCCACCATCCGAATGTCATAGCAAGAATATGGTCCAGCCCTCTGGTGTCCCTAGATTGTTGGAACATAGGCGGTACAGGAAGAGCATAAGCAGCCATATGATGAGCAGCAAGCATGTGCTTGATACCCTCTGAAAACCCTGGGCCAGCATAAACCATACATGCGGGTGTTCGCATAGCTTCAAGGTCCTTCAGGGTGTAGGGAATCTTTTCATCTGCTGTGCCGTTGCTTCCCTGGTATTTACACTCAATGCTTAGGGCTTTTTGCGTGGGCTCGTGTAACGCAAAGATATCCACCCTTCGATTCTTCCCGATGATGGTTTTGCCCAGTGAGACCTCCCTGAAAACCCTCAGGCCTTTGGTTCTGTAATTTTTTACGAGGTAGGAAGCTATCAAGTCAGAGTATTCATTGCCCTTCATTTTTCCCCTCTTAGGACATAGCCTGCTGCCTCTATTGCGGTCATAAACTGACCCTTCTGCTTGAAATATATGGCCTTATCTGTGCCCGGAAAATGATGCTGGATGACTTCTTCGCAGGGTCTACCACTAAGCAGGCTCGACAGTATATAAATAAGGATTGTGACCGCGTTCAGCCCTTCTTCTATCCTTGCTTCTTCCTCCTTCTTTTTCCGTAATAACTCTAAGTGCCTTTGATAATGCTCTTCCTGACGCTTCTTGGTTGCTTCTGCTTCCTCAGGGGTTCTTGGTCCTCTAAATGTTGGCTTGTATTTTCCATAGCGAATGCCGTCATAATCAATGTCTTCTCCGTATTTCGCCAAAGGGTGTTCACCCCAGCTGTTCCAGTCCTTGATTACTGACATTAGTATTTCCCCCTGCATCTTGCAGCTCTGTGTTTTGGCGTTGCTGAGCTGTAAAGCCCAAATTGACTTAAGTCATCCCACCTATTGCAGAATCCACAATGCCTTTTTCCTTCCTCATAGTTTTTAGCCACTATCTCAATATCAATATTAAGACGAGCTGCCGCTTGCTTGTACCTCGAAGGATATGGAGGGTCATCGCGTAACAGCTGGTCCATCCTTGCCGGTGATAGTCCGAATCTTTTTGCAATCTTATACTTAGGCAGGTCAGTATTCATCTCCTTGTACTTGCGTACTCTGGCCCGCAGTGCTTTCAGGTCAGCCATTGTTTCGTGGTTCTTGATTATCATGACGCTGCCTCCTTTTTCTTTCTACTTCCTTTTTGACCTCACCCCAGAACCACTCTTCCTCTTTATCGCCTATTGCGTGAATATTATGGTCCGCAAACTCAGGCGGACATCTGGTGGTTCCTCGAAGAATCCGACCTATGACCTTATGGCAAATAGCAGCAATCCGTGGGTCTGTTGTCCTCTCATCGTGATTCGATATAGGCTTAGGAGGATAACCCCTGCTGAATCCATCTCGCCTGTAGTCCTCCTTGAATTGCTCAAAGGCTTTAGAATCGCCTGTGCTGGTGTCCCAGCGTTTGGATGACTCTATCCCTCGCTCTATTGCTATCGCCTGCCTCAGGCGTGACCAGGCTGGTCCTAGGTCATTGTCTGCGCACCGACGAACAGCGGCATCTAATACTGCCTGACTTGGGTTCAATTCCCTGAGTCTTTTCACCCATCGGTCTTTGGCTGTATTTGGAACCTTAGCCGAAAAGTGCTCACAGTATTCCTGAATCGTGTCTATCGCGTAATGAATCGGAATCATTGCAACCTCTCCTTAGCTTCTTTGGCCCATTCCTCAGCACCCTCTTTTGGGGCAAACACTCCATCAATGATTTTGGTGATATTATCCTCTTTGCAAAGGTTCGATATCCCCCACTTACATGGCACCTGCCCATGCTCATATTGTTCTTTTGCTCGAAGGAGGTACTGACGGAATATCAGAACCTCATTCCCATCCACCTTGTCTGGTCCGTGGATTTCTCTCAAAATCTCTAAGGCTTTCATTATCTGCCACCTAACATTCCTAGTAAATGCCCTGATAGGTGTAAAGGGCGGAGCAACAATCTCATTAAACCACTTGACCACATCCCTGGGGTAATCATCTGAGTCCGGCATTGGATTTGGTTTTGGATTTGGTTTTGGAATAGGAATAGGTATTGGATTTGGAGCATTGCCAATTTTAGAATTCGCATCAGCTTTTTCTTTTTTTGCATTGCCAATTTTAGAATTCGCATTGCCGATTTTCAAATTCGCATTCTTTTTGCTCCACCTCTCACCTGCATTGGCTTTGCCTGCCGCACTGCGTTGTTTGGATTTGGCCACCCACGGCTGGTGCTCCTCCCAGTCATTGATGGCGTATCCTTCAGGGGTTTCTACGATAAGTTTATGCTTCAGCAACATTTCCGAAAATAGCCCTGGAGGACCTCCCCAGTCTGCCATTAGTTCAAAGTCTTGTTGGTATTCTCGCGCAAAGACTCCTTCACTCTTATGCATTGCGGCATAAATCCAAACCTTCATCAGTCCGCATAGTGGGCAGTCTGGGCTCGCTACCTTGCTGAACTCATTTTTGAATCTCTTTATTTTTATGTTGTCGAAAAACCCACGGTGAAATCTGAGGTCCTCTTTTGGCATTTTCTGTCTCCTTAGTGCTTGCCTGCGTTAGTAGTGATAGACAATGCGCTGACCCGAGGTCAGTGCGCTTCTGATTCTAAAACGGGGCATATGGCATACACGATGAATTAATCCGTCTTCCTTGTGCCCCAGTTGATACTCCTTACCTCGTGACCCTGATTCTGTAACCCCTAAAACGTCATAATTTTCAGCCTCAGTAAAACAGCCTTCAGCGTCTCTTTTGTAGATTGTGACCGCCACCGCTGTTTTGTGATTATTGGCTGGCGGTATATAGCATTTGGAGCAGTCCC